AGAGAAACAAAGAAAATTATTAGTTGTGATACTTGAAGCTTTACACGCTGATGAGGCTAGATTATTTGTAAATATGTTTGCAAAAGATTTAAAAGTTAGATACCTTACATCAAAATTAGTAAAAGAAGTTTTTCCTAATTTAAAGATATGAAAGTAGTTGTAGTATCAGGTGGTTTCGACCCCATTCATTCTGGACACATATCATTGTTAAAAGAAGCATCTTCATTAGGAGATCATTTGATTGTTGGTATTAACTCTGATGAATGGCTAGAAAGAAAAAAAGGTTATGTCTTTATGCCATATGAAGAACGTGAAGAAATTATACAAAGTATTCAATATGTACAAGGTATAATAAAATTTAATGATGATGATGATAGTGCTTGTGATTTACTTGAACAAGTGAAAGAATACTATTCAGAGTGTAATATTGTGTTTGCAAATGGTGGTGACCGTAACCAATCAAACAACAGAGAATTAAAAGTAAAAGGGGTTGAGTTTGTTTATGGTATTGGTGGTGATGATAAAAAAAATTCATCATCAAGAATAGTAGAAAAATTTTTGAATAAATGGAATTCAACAGAATTAGTGGAGAATGTTAGATTATGAAAGTAGCTATAGTTACACCATCAATAGGTCAGGAAACTTTAACAAAATGTCTACTCTCTGTTCAAAAGCAATCATATAAAGATATAGTACATTATGTTTTTATAGATGGTGAAGAATATGGGTGTGATGTTAGCAATCAACTAGACCTAAAAACTGGCTCAGGAACTTTAAAACCATTTGAAGATAAGAATGTACCTATTAAAACAGTTACATTGGAAGAAAACATTGGTAAAGGTTGGTATGGGCATAGAGTATATGCAGCTTGTTCTTTTCTTGTAAATGCTGATGCAATATGTTATCTTGATGAAGATAATTGGTTTGAACCAGATCACGTTAAAAAATTAGTGGAGAAATTAAAAAATGGAAATCAATGGGCTTATTCATTACGCAAAATCTATGATCAAAAAGGTAATTTCATATGTGAAGATAATTGTGAATCACTTGGCATCTGGCCTGTATATTTTAACGATCAAACACATCACATTGATACCTCATCTTTTATTATTAACCGTGATGTTGCTACTCATATTGGTCACACTTGGTATGGACAATGGGGTGCAGATAGACAATTTTTCCACAACCTGAAATCAAACTTTCCTAACTTTGAGTGTACTAACAAACATACATTATGTTATCGTTTAGATAATAATACTGGTAAAGGAGATTCAAATCCAAATTCTGTTAATAAAGACTTTTTCATAAAAGGTAATAAAAAACAAAAAGAAAAGTATGATACGATACATTTTCCATGGAAAGAAGAAACCACAACTCTAGCTAGAGTTGCACCAGGAATATCAATCATAGAGTAATATTAATGTCGTTATGGAAATTTAAAAATAATATGCAAATTGATTTCACAGAATTAAATAATGTTTTTGTACTTACACCCCCACTCATATATGAAGATTTTAGAGGACACAATGTAGAGTCTTGGAATAAAAAAGTATATGAAGATAGTATAGTAAGAAAAGATTGGGTTGTTGATAGTATAAGTTCATCAAGAAAACACGTTTTGCGTGGTATTCATGGTGACGATTGTACCACTAAACTTGTTTCATGTTTATATGGTACTATTTACCTTGTTATTCTAAACAATGATCCAGACTCTACACAATACAAACAATGGACCTCTGTCACACTATCAGATAAAAATAGAAAACAGGTTCTAATACCACCAAAATTTGGTAATGGTCATGTTGTAATGTCCGACCATGCTGTGTTTAGTTATAAATTAGACTCATATCATAATTATTCAAATCAATTTACAATTCGTTGGAATGATGAAGAGGCTCACAATATTTGGTGGCCAGTTAAAAAACCAATTACTTCTTTAAGAGATTCGTGAAAAAAGTATTAGTTACAGGCGGTGCAGGTTATCTTGGTAAACATCTTGCTAAAACTTTATATAAAGCAGGGCATGAGGTTTATTGTGTAGATAGAGTAAAAGCAAATTGTAAATATTATCACAAAGAATTACAGTCTGATATTGCTGAATTTCCTAAATCACTTTATCAATTTTTTATAGAAGATATTAACACCGTATTTCACTTAGCAGGTCGCATTGAAGTTGGTATGTCTTGGAATTATCCAATACATTTTTGGAAAGATAATGTTTTAGCCACATTACATTTAATTGATATGATGAAAGAATATAAGATACCTAACATAGTCTATTCATCAAGTGCAGGTGTTTATAAACCAAAAGAAAATTTATTGACCGAAAACGATCCAATCTCATATAATAATCCATATGCAAACTCTAAAATAGCAGCTGAAAATGCCATTCGTGATTCTGGTATCAATCACACAATCTTTCGATTCTTCAATTTAGCTGGTGCAGACCCAGATGGTGAGATGGGTGAAGATCATCAACCAGAAACTCATATGATACCATTACTTTTTGAGAATCTAAATAACTTCGTAATAAATGGTAATGATTATCAAACAAAAGATGGCACTTGTATTCGTGATTATGTTCATGTATCAGATGTTGCCGAGGCTCATTTATCGGCCATGAATTATTTAAATACCTGGAAATCAAACCAATCTGCCACACTTAATCTAGGAACTGGTGTAGGATATTCCAACTTAGAGATAGTTAATCTTGCTAAAGATAAATTAGGAATAGATATACAATATAAATTTGGTCCTAGAAGGCAAGGAGACCCATCAAGACTTGTTGCCGATATAGAGTCAGCGAAAAGTCTTTTAGATTTCAAACCAAAGTATGATATATCTGATATATTGGAAACGGCTTATTCATGGTATACAAGAAATGAACATAGATGAAAAAATTGATAATAAATTCTTTGATAAGAACATACACTTTTTATCAGGTGATGTTACAACCGATTCAATGGAAAAAATCATAAGATGGATATTGTATCATAATCTTGAAACAACAAAAAAAGAACTCACACTTTATATCAACTCTGATGGCGGCACTTTAGTTGATGCCTTTGGTGTTATTGACTTGATGCAAGCTTCAATACACGATTTCAAAACTGTATCTGTAGGTTCATCAATGTCAGCTGCTTTTTACATATTGATATCCGGTACTAATGGTAAAAGATACGCAGGAAAAAATTCTTCCCTCATGTGTCATCAATTTTCGGCCGCCCTTGATTCAACAAAACACCATGAAACTAAAGCATGGGTAAAAGAAAATGATAGTCTTACTCTTAGAACAAATAATATATTAACAAATGCTGGTTTAGATAAAACACTACTCAAGAAATTTTTAAGTCCAACAGATTTTTATTTAACATCAGAACAAGCTAAGTCTTATGGAGTTATTGATAATATATTATGATTAAAGAAATACACAAGATAAATGCCATGAATTTTGTATCAGAAAGACATTACTCACCGGTGATGCCTAGACTTACAAAATATTTTTGTGGTTATTTTGTAGAAGATGAACTTGTTGGTGTAATTACTTTTGGTTGGGGTACAAGACCAAAACATACAATTCAAAAATTATTCCCAGAACTTGATACGCAAGACTATCTTGAGATTGGTAAAATGTGTATGGACGATAGTATGCCAAGAAACTCTGAAACACAAATGTTATCATGTGCCTTTTCATGGCTAAAAGAGAAACGACCAGATTTAAAATTCTTATTTACATGGGCTGATGGTTTAGTTGGTAAAGTTGGTTATGTCTATCAAGCATTTAATATGTTTTATGGTGGGTATTCTTGGACTGATACTTACGTTACAAAGTCTGGTGAGAAAATACATCCACGAACAATACAAGAAAAGAAAGATGGTTTAGCTTATGGTAGTAGACCGAATTTTGATAAAAGAATGAAACTTGGATTATCAAGAGTAAAAGGTAAACAATTTAGATATATTTTACCAACAAATAAAAAGTGGAAAAAATTACTTAAAACAAGCACAGAATCTTGGAATCAAAGTTATCCAAAAGATAACAACTTATCATGGAAAATTAAAAAACCAGGAGAGGAGAAGTATATACGAACAACAAAAATACCATTTAAATTAAATTATGATGATTTAAAATTTAATACTAAAAATATTTCAAAATACAAATCAGATAATTCATTAGAACATTTTTTTTAGGAGTAAAGATGCAAGAAGGTAGGAAAATCTTAAAATCAAAACACACAAAATTTAAAAAAACCAACAGACCACCAAAACATGATAAAGTAAAACATCACGATAAATCCACATATAGATTAGAAAGAGAGGAAAAGAATGAGTACGGTATCCAATAGAACACAGGCCTATCAAAGAATACAGGAGATTTATGGTCAGATTGCAACATCTAGGTCTGGTGTTAATGCCTTAGAACACGAACTCCAAGAATTACAAAAAATGAAATTTGACGAAAATGGTCAAATAATTGAATCAAATCAGACCCTCCTCAAAGGGTAATGTTGCAAAAATACAACATAAATTAGCTGTTGACAATTGGGCAACCGGGTGATAGAATAGTATTAACAGTTGAGATAGTTCTAAAAGATTATAAGTCTTAAATCAAGCATATCAAGTCAGATAAATCGAAACGGTAGTTAGGTGGGAAAAATGACGACCTACTTGATAAAGCTTCTACTTTGTCCAGCTTGTCAAGATAGTGTTAGTAACAACTGTTTGAAATAAAAAGTTGTCGGCGGAGGACGAAAAATCTCCTTCACAG